AAAGAATTAATTTGACTTTTACGTTACTATTGTATAAATAATTGTATGTCTCTTAAGCTTAATTTGGTTGTTGAAAAGCCAGACGTCTCCGACGAGTTCGAATATATCGAAGAAGAAACTAATAAAAATTCGCCATCTAACCTTTATATTAAGGGACCTTATATGATGGCAGAGGGGGTAAATAGAAATAATAGGTTATATCCCAAGGAAGAGCTAGTAAGAGAAGTAGCTCGTTATAATGAAGAGATGGTTGTTCCAGGAAGAGCGATGGGAGAATTAAATCACCCAACATCAGCTGATGTAGATCTGGAGAGAGCTTGTCATATAGTAACTGAGATAACCCAAGATGGTAATGTTTTTTACGGAAAATCGAAAGTTTTAACAACTCCTTGTGGACAAATTGTACGTGCCCTTATAAATGATGGTGTAAAGGTTGGTATGTCATCAAGAGCTTTAGGTACATTAGAAGAGGGTAGATCCCATAATACGGTAAAAAACATGAAGTTGGTTGCTATCGATTGTGTTGCTGATCCTTCTTATCCAAAAGCATTTGTAAATGGTATATTAGAATCTAAACAATGGGTACTCGCTGAAGATGGAAAATACGAAGAATTGTATGATAAGTTTGAAAATAGTGTATCGTCCTTACCGAAGAAAGATATAGACAAATTTTTAACAGAAAGAATTCTTAACTTCATTAATAAACTACATTAAATAATAATATGGAAGAAAAAAATAAAATTTCTAAATTTATAGAAGAACTTTCCAACAAAAATTACGCTCAGGCGAATAAATATTTGAAGAGCGTCATTGAGGACAAGATAAAGACAAGAATCGATACCGCAACTGAAAAACCACTCTTTTAATTATGAACAACGAATTATTGCCTAAAGAACTCCAAGAAGTATTAACAGAAGAGTCTGTAAATGCTATAGAAACTGCGATCAAGGATAAGGTCGAATTATCTGTTGAAGCAGCTTTGACTAACCAAGATGAGCTTTATGCTGAGAAGTTAGAAGAGTTGGTATCAGCTATTGATAAAGACCATACCGGAAAGCTTAAGAGAGTAGTAGAAGCGGTCGATACAAGTAATGCTAATAAGCTTATTAAAGTTGTTAAGAGGTATGAAAATGAAATTAACAATAGTGCTGCACAATTTAAAGAAACTTTAGTAGAGTCTATTTCAGATTATATTGAAGAGTATATCGACGAAGCAGTTCCAGTACAAGCAATTGAAGAAGCAACTAAGAATAGAACAGCTGCTGAAGTACTTAGTAACTTAAGAAACGTATTAGCTGTTGACTCTACATTAATGAAAGAGTCAGTTAAAGGTGCTGTTATGGAAGGTAAAAATACTATTGATGATCTTACAGCAAGACTTAATGAAGTTGAGAAAGAGAACAACCTTCTTAAAGAAGCTTACAACACTACACAAGCTGACTTGTTTTTAGAGAAGAAGACTTCTGGTTTACAAGACAAGAAGAAAGAGTATCTTAGAAAAGTGTTAGGTGATAAGTCACCAACCTTTATTAAAGAGAATTTCGATTACACAGCTCGCTTATTTGATAAGAAAGAGCAAGAAAGAATTGATGTAATCAAGGAAGAAGCATTTACAAATCGTAAAGTAAAAGCTGATGCTCCTGCAGTTATCGAAGAAGAAGTAGCTCCGGTAGCTAACCCATATCTTTCGGAATTACAACGAATGAAGTAATTTTAACCCCGAACAATGAGGTGCTTGTCACCTGAGTATCTTGGGATTTATTCCCATGTAGGTCGAAAAGAAAGGAAAATTAATTAAATTATGAATAAACCACAATCATTTATTGATAGAGATAGAGCGGACGCACTTTTAGAAAAGTGGGCTCCAGTTCTTGATTATACATCTGATAGCGTTAAGGCTATTGACGATGACCACACCCGCTTAAATACTGCTGTTCTCTTAGAGAACCAGGAAAAGTGGTGTATTGAAGAATCTTCTTCCACTGGTGGAGGTGCTCTTGGAGCAGCTGCCCAGGGCGGAGTACAATTCAATCCCGCGGGCCAGAATAATTCTGGCGATACTTATGCACAAGGTGATGCTCGTTTACCAAAAGTCTTAATCCCAATGATTCGTCGTACGTTTCCTGAGCTTATCACTAACGAGATCGTAGGTGTCCAACCTATGTCAGGTCCAGTCGGACTTGCATTCGCTTTACGTTATGCCTATCAGTCTGATTACCTCGGTAACGGAACTGATGGTAGAACTGTAGCAGGACCTGCCGATGGAACAGCTAGTACAACCGGAAATGGCCTTGGCTATAACGGTAGCGCTGGTCCTGGTGCAACCGGAACATCTGAAGCAGGATATCAATTACTTGATACCCGCTTTACCGGTGCTTCCTCCAATGAATTATATGGAGGAGATGACTGGACATTTGCTGATCAAGATAGAGGTGTAGCTCAGATACTTTCTGCTTTCGAAATCACTGGAAACATTCCTCAAATGGAGGTTAAGTTCGAGAAGACAGCCGTTGAAGCTGGTACACGTCGTTTAGGCGCGCGCTGGTCGGTTGAACTCGAGCAGGACCTCAAGAACATGAACGGAATCGATGTTGACGCTGAGATCACAAACGCTATGTCGTATGAGATCCAAGCTGAGATCGATCGTGAAATGCTCATGAGAATGATCCAATCCGCACTTGGTGCGAGCCGTTTCTCTACCTGGTCACCTGCTTCTGCAGATGGTCGTTGGTTAGTTGAGCGCAATCGTGATTTCTATCAGAGATTAATCATTGAGGCCAATCGTATTGCTGTACGTAACAGAAGAGGCGCTGCCAACTTTATTGTTGCAACTCCTCGTGTATGCGCGATTCTTGAAATGCTCCCTGAATTCCAGTGGGTACCTGTTCAAGGTGACGTAAATACACAACCTGTTGGTATTGCCAAGGTTGGTTCAATTGGTGGAAGATTTAACGTTTACCGTGATACCCGTACTGAAGTTCAGAACAACTCCGAGTATAGTCAGAATAATCGCTATACTGTTAATGGAGGCGCTGCTGGTACCGGACCGAGCATTGAATATGCTCTTCTTGGTTACAAGGGTCCAGAATTCTACGATACTGGTATCATCTATTGTCCGTACATTCCTGTAATGGTACAGAGAACAATCGGCCCGAATGACTTCGCTCCACGTGTAGGCTTGCTTACTCGTTATGGTGTCGTCGATAATATCTTCGGGGCGGATCTCTACTATCATGTTATACTAGTGAATGGACTTGGGCATGCGTTTACACCAGGCTCTCAGTCTGTATACTTCTAAGATAAGATACAGCTATCAAGCAAAAAAAATAAAGAGCAGTAGGACGAAAGTCCTGCTGTTTTTTATGTTATATGATATAAATAAATTTATGAAGTTCTTAAAACTTATTGAAGCATTTAAAGATACTGTTACATCAGCGGAAAAGTTATTTATAAAATTTATTGAGAAGCGTAAGCAGGGAGCTGCTAAGACCGCCGCAGCTAGTAAGAAGAAGGGTGGTTATGCCCTACCATCGTTCTATCACTTTAATGCTAAAGCGAGACCGTACGCTGAGTGCGAGAAACACTATGACGATGTAAAGTATGTAGAAAAGAAAGCCGAGGAGATATACAAGGGTCTAAAGGATTGGAGAAAAATGTCTCAGAAGAAGTTTCAAGAAGAAACTGGTAAATTAGAAGTGTATGGGGAAGTTTATATACGTAAAACTAAACCTAATTCTTTAAAGATAGACTAACACATATAAACTAAAAAGCCGGCAGTTAACTGCCGGCTTTTTTTATGTTACTGCTTAGGTGTCTTTACATGTGGCACTGTAACGTCATGTAAAGTAAAATGTCGCATACTAACATCTGAATATCGTTCAGGGTTAATATCAATACCACCTCTACGGGCATATAGACATCTCACAGCTAGCTTTTCTGGCTCAAGTATATCATACAAACGCTTGTAAATAGTCTCACAAATCTCTTCATGAAAGTGACATTCATCTCTAAAAGAGACAATATATTTAAGTAGCGAGATAGGATCAACAGCCTTGTCTCCTTCAATCTCAATATACACATCACCCCAGTCAGGTTGTGAGGTTACACGGCAGTTAGACTTAAGCAATGCACTATGATAACGAACTACATCTACATCATTCTGAACAGTTACGAGTAATTCTGGAGTCTCTTGATAGACAGTAAAATCCAAATCGTCGATAGGATACTCTTCTTCAAGAGTAATATGACTAAACTCACGGTAGTTATGACCCCATTCATCATTTGCGGTTGTAACTTCGTTAAGTACATGCTCGTTGGTATCAACTCGTACTTCAACATTACGTTCAAGTAAGTCTGAGAGATCAGCTTGCGCATTTCGCTCAATAGTCTTTAACACTTCAGCTTGGTTTTTACCGAGCTTAGTCATATTAAAGGAGTTAAAATATAGCTTAAAGGATTTAGACTCAACAATAAACTCACTATTACAAGGAATATAAACTTTTGCAATACCTACTACAGGTAATCCGTGATCTGTAAGTCCAGATACTTCATATGCGTTCCAAGTATCACCTCCATCGAAAGGTAGATTATCATCGTCTATATCTAGATGCGTTCTATTAGACGCTCTAGGCTCTCTTACTAAAAGCTCTGGATCGTACGTGTCTTTATATTGAGACGATTGACCCAAATGCTTACTAATATTACTATTGT